TGCGCCATTTCTTTTGTCAAAACATCCGCGCCCCGGAAGCTGCCGAAGGCCGCAAGGAACGGGTTCTCCGGCGTGTGCGCCGCTTCCGCTGCCTGCCGGCGGGTCAGCGTCTCGATCAGCCGCTCCGCTTCTTCGGCTTCCGCTTTGTAGCGGCGTTTCAGCGTCATATACTCCTGCTCGGTCATGAGCTGATCCACATAGCTCTGATACAGGCTGTCATACAGGCCGTTACAGCGTTTGAGCATTCTTTTCGCCGCATCCAGTTTGCCT